GATGGCGCTGAGCTTCGTGAAGGTGACTTATGGTTTAGTGTAAGTATAGATGAGCTGACTTTAGTTGGATTAAGTTCAACTGAAGACTTCGATAGTATTGGATATGTTCTTCACAGAGACAGACGATATAGAGTTACGGCATGGGACCGAAAAGGAATCGGAGAGCCTAACCGCTTAGAGTTCCTTGGGAAGGTCGTGACGTAATGGCTAGAGGACGTCCTAGAAAGTTTACCGGACTGATTACTGAGATTGATGTAAATGACGCGGAGGTTAGAGCATGGGCTGCGGCTCTGTCGAAAGACTCTGGTCAGATTAAAACAATGTTAGACAGTAAGGTACACGAAATTACAAGAGAATCAGCGAATGAGATGGCTAGAGGAGCTCCGGTAGACACCGGACACCTTAAGAGTACGTTATGGGCTTCACGTTCTGTAGAGAAACTTGGTCCTGCTGATTATACAATACGTAACTTAACGTTATATGGACGTAGGCAGAACTTTGAACACAGGACTAAAGCAGGATTCATGACTAATCCGGCCAACAGAGCTCAAAACAGAATGCAGACCGAACTAGAAGAAGAGTTATGGAGGCTGATACAATGATAACCTCCTTTAATATCGTTACGTCACTGAGAGTTTATCTCACGGAAAAGTACGGTATACCAACTGTAATTAAACAACACGGATGGAAGGTCCCTGCAAGTAAACCTTTCTTCACTGTCAAAGATTATAGTAACTTGTATAATCGGTATGGTAAAGATAATGAAATTGTTCAGGGTATTGTTCCGATTGAGTTAGGAATTCACGCTGACACGCTTAGAGACTTAAGCAAACTTCATTCAGATGTACTGACCGAGGTATTATACGGAGTTATCCCGCTACTTGATTCTGAAGGAAAGAGAGTCGGAGAATTCTCATTCAAAGGAATCGAAGCGGATTCCGAAGTTATTAATGACGTTGAGTCAGTCGAATATGAGACGGCTAGAAACCGTAGATACATCGAGGCTCATACTCATATAACATATATTAAGCAATATATATAATAAGGAGACGATATAATTATGGCACAAGTTAAACCAATTCAAGGCGTCAAAAAAGTCCTTTTCTTCCAAGCAATGGACGATACTACTACAGACGGTAGCGGACTTAGATTAGCCTTCCAAACAGAGCACACACTTACTCAAGAGCGTGAAACTATTGAGGAACTTACTAAAGACGGTAACCTTAAAGACACTAGTGAAATTAACGCTACACTAAGCTTCACTTCTTACGTAGCTAAAAATGACCCAACTTTTGACCTACTTCAAGAATCTTTTAATAACAACGAAACTGTCCAAGTATGGGAAGTAGACCTTACGGAGATGGACGGAGAAAATCTGTATGACTCTATCTACGCACAAGGTAAACTGACTTCGTTTGAAGTTTCTAACTCTGCTGACGGCTTCGCTGAGCTTTCTACAGAACTTGCTATTAACCTTATTCCACAACGTGGTCCAGTAACCGTTTCTGAAGCACAGTTCGATGCAGTACAATACGCGTTCAAAGCGTTCGGTGAACTTGCACAAGAAAACGGCGCAGAAACTCCCTAACACTGCCTCATCAACAATAGGTGAGGCTGAAATAGGGGAACTAGAATTGTAACATCCGAGGAGGGCGCGAAGCTCTCCTACATAAATAATATAAATTTCAAGGGAGCTTAAGTATATGAAATCAATTAAAATCGGCAATAGAGACTACGAATTAAACTTTGGTATTCGCTTCTCAAGAGCACTTTCAAGAGTATACACTATGGAGCGTAACATCGAAGGTAACACAATGAAATTTGGACTTGGTGTTAGAATGGTAGTCGGATACTTAGAAACAGCAGACCCGGATGCTATCTTCAACTCATACAAAGCTGCACTAGCTAAGCATAAGAAGATGCCAACGGACGAACAAATTGAAGATGCTCTAGATGAGCTTGCTACTGAATTAGGTGGATTCGATGCTCTTGCTGAAGTACTATTAGACACACTTCGTGAAGCGGGGTTTTACGAGAAGATATTCACGGAGATGGACGAGACGAGCGAGGAGACAGCGAAGTAACCTCAGGAACTCCATTAAAGGAATTGACATACGGGGACGTCATAGCAAGTTGCTTTCGGTTCTTAAAGATGAACGACTTGGAAGCTATACTTGACATGACGCCTTCTGACTATTCCTATCTAATGATTGGATACAGACTTAAACGTCTAGACGACATCCAAACTGAGTTAGAGAAAGAAGTTCTTCGTAATAAACTAGGAGCTACCGATAAGAAAGGTAAGCCAATGTACTCCTTCAAGCAAGTCTTTAATCACGAGAAAGAGGTTAAGGACGTTATGTATGATACAAGAAAATCAGGAGTTAAAAAAGAAACGGTTGATAAATTCAAAGAGTCTATGGACAGAGTTCATGAAGCGTTTAACGGTAAGGCATTCTAACTAAAGAGAGGAGGAAAATAAATGGCAATGAAAGAAGCGGTAGTAAGGTTTACCGGTATAGACAATTTATCCTCCGTAGCCAATCGAGCAGCATCGAGTGTTGAAAGGGCATCCTCAAGGATGGCTCGCTCAGCAGGCGTCGCTGCTAATCGTTCGGCATCGGAGTGGCAACGTATGGGACGCGGAATGGACTTAGCAGGACGTTCAATGGCTCAATTCGGAACTGTATCCATGGCAGCAATGACAGCGGGTATAGCCGGGACAGTTAAAGTCGCTTCAAGTTTTGAGGAGTCTTTAGCGGGCGTAGCCAAGGTTACAAACTTCTCAGATAAAGAAATGGTGCAACTAGATAAAACTATCCAAGGAATGTCTAAACGGATTCCTGCTACATATGAAGAAATTGCTAAAGGCATGGAGATTGCAGGTCGTCTAGGTATAGAAGGCTCAGACAACATGGTTAAGTTCACCGAAACAATCATGCAACTAGGTGTAGCTACCGAAATGGAAGTAGAATCTGCGGCCGATTCCTTAGCTAGACTTATGAACATCTTCGGGACAAGTCAAGGAGACGTTGATAGGCTTGGTTCTACTTTAGTTCAACTAGGTAACAACTTAGCAACGTCTGAGGAAGAGATTCTAAATCTAACTCTAAGACTAGCAGGTTCCGCATCACAGTTAGGTATGACCGAAGCTGAAACTATGGGACTTGCAGGTGCTATGTCAGCTTTAGGGATCCGCGCCGAGATGGGTGGTACAGCGATGTCTAAATTTATGACTAAGATGTACACCGATGTTCAAAACGGAGGAGAGCAGGCAGTTAAATGGGCTAACCTTACAGGTATGTCCGTTGAGGAGCTCGCTGACCTTACGGAGAACGACATGGCAGGCGCACTTCAAGTTGCAATTAAAGGTATGGGTGAGTTCTCAGATGAGGGCGGTAACTTAGACCAAATGCTTAGAGACTTAGGAATCTCCGAAGCTAGACAGCTAGACGTTCTTAAACGTATGGCAGGAGGCTACGATGTTCTAGAGGATTCCATCTCGATGGCGTCCAAGGAATGGGAAACTAACACCGCGCTAGTAGACGAGGCTAATATACGTTATGGTACGTTCCTCGCGCAGATGAAAATATTCTATAACAGACTTCGTATAATCTTTAAGAATATAGGTAACGTGTTTATGGAAGTTCTCATCGACATAGCCAACGCCCTTACGCCTTTAATTGATAAGATTGAAGCGTGGACACAAACTTTATTAGACGCTGATGGAGCAGTTACTCCTCTCGGAAAAGCTTTAGGAGCGTTAGCAATAGCCTTAACGGCAGTGTTCGCAGCGCTCATACCTTTAGGAATAATAACTTCAATTGTCGGTATGTTCCTATCTATGGTTCGAGCAATCGGTATAACTGAAGTAGCGTTTGCTAGAATCTTCGGAGTACTCTTAGGAGGAATCGGAGTAGTAGTAACCGCAACTATAATGTTTGTCACCTTTAGGGAAGAGATTAATGAGTTTGTTAACTCTGTAGTAAATAAATTCCCGTGGGTAGAGACTGCATTTAACGCTGTCAAAGACGCTATCAACGCTGTTTGGGAAGCCATAAAGCCGTACGTAGAAGCAATCGGCACGGCTATAGCAGTTACTCTATCTATAATCGCGACAGTCATGTCTTTCCAACAAGTTTGGTTAGCTCTAGTAGCTGTATTAAAACTAGTTGGAGCTGCAATCGGATATGTGTTCGCTCTACTTCTTAGAAACCCTATAGCTTTAACAATCGGACTTATCGTCGGATTAGTACAAGCGTTCATGCACCTTTGGGAAACTAATGAAGGATTTAGAGAGTCTGTAATCAACGTATGGAACGCTATCAAGGAAACTATAAACCCTATAATATCTGAAATTTCAGAATTCGTGAAACAGGTATGGGGCGAGTTAGTCGCTTGGTGGGAAGAAAACAACGATAAGATATACGCTAAAGTCCAAGAGATTTGGGGTATAATCGTTCAGGCAATCGGCTTGTATATCGAAGAAGTTCGGGAAATAGTTATGACCGTATTTGGAAATGTAGTAGAGTGGTGGGAAGAGAATAACGAAGCCATCAAGGAAGCTGCTTCTACGGCATGGACGTTAGTCAACGATATTATAACTATGGTAATCGGAACAGTCGTAGATTTCGTAATGCAAGTTTGGGGAATGTTATCTGATTTTTGGGCTGAAAGAAACCTAAGCATCGGAGACGTTGCCTCAAGTGTGTGGAACGGAATTTGGACGGTTATCGGAGCTGTAGTCGTATTCATCTACAACGCTGTACTAACTACTATAGGCGCTATGGTTGAGTGGTGGAACGAGAATCACGAAACAGTACGTGCAGTAGTTGAGACAGTTTGGACGTTCGTGTCTGAGAAGATATTCGGAACAGTTCTAATTATCCTAGAAGTTGTGCTTTCGATTATCGGAGCTATGATTGACTGGTGGGTAGAAAACCATGACCGCATACTAGAAACGGCATCAACTATTTGGAATAGCATTATGACTGTCGTAGGAACAGTTGTAGCGTTTATTTACGACATTGTTGTGTCTATCATAGGAGCGGTAGTTGAGTGGTGGACTTCTAACCATGAAGCAATTCAAGAAAAGACTACTATCGTTTGGAATACGGTATGGAACGTAGTCCGAGTCGCTGTAGAGTTCATATGGAACATCGTCAAGGGAATCATAGGAGCAGTTCTTATTTTCTGGGACTTTGCGGGAGAGACACTTGTAACTACATTCGTGAACGCGTGGAATGCGGTAGTTGACGTAGTAGGAACAGCTCTAAGCGTAGTATGGGATTTGGTTACTATGATTATGGGACCTATCCTAGACATCATCCTATCTATCCTAGACTTAATTGTCGCAGCATGGGACCGTTGGGGAGATAGTATAACCACAGGAACAGCCGCAGCATTCACAGTAATTTTCACAGTAATCAGTGCAATTATGGGCACAATAGTTACAGTTATCACCATAGCTCTACAGGTAATTGAGACTGTGTTTAAAGTAGTTTGGGAAGTTATCTACGCAGTAGTATCCGTAGTATTAAGCGGAATGGCTGCAACAATCCAAGTTATATTAGCAATTATTCAAGGTGATTGGGAAGGCGCATGGACGGCTATCAAAGACTTTTTAGTCGGTATACTTGATACTATATGGGACGCTATAGTCGGAGTGTTCGGGGCTATTCAAGAATTCGTAGGAGACGTCTTAGACTTTGTAGGACTTAAATCAAGTGAGACAAACGAAACTGTATCTGCTGAGGCGTCAGAGATGTCTGACAACGTAGCTACGTCTACAGGCGTAATGGGAGAGGCTGCAAAACTTAACTCATCAGAAATGAAAGAAGGAGTTACCTCAGACGCTACGGCCATGAAAGATGGAGTAACTTCGGATACTTCGCTAATGAACCTTCTAGCATCGTCTGATATGGACTCTCTTAAGAGCTCCGGTATTGCTTCATTAGACGAACTCATGGCAGGGGCTACAGCGAACTCTAACTCTATGATGAGTAGCGTAACTGGCGATACTTCAAGTATGGCAAACTTCACTGGCCTAGACTTCATGAACATGCAAAGTACAGGTACAGCGGAAGCCTCAACTCTAAACGCAAACGTAACTGCCTCACTCACAGGAATGCAATCGGAAGGTTCCGGAGCTACAAGTTTACTAAGCGGAGACGTATCGAGTGCCCTAGCGGATATGAACATCACAGGTACCGGAGAAGCTTCAGGATTAAGTTCTAACGTAACTGACTTACTAGCAAACATGAACTCCGGAGGTTCTAACGAAGCGTCCTCTATGGAATCTTCTGTAACCGGTTCTCTAACGAACATTTCGTCAGAAGGTTCAAGCCAAGCTGAGCAACTTAACAGTAACGTATCTAACAGTTACTCTAAGATGGCTTCTACGGCAACTAAGAGCATAGACGCGTTAGTCAAAGCTACTAACACTGGCTTCAAAGGAATTAACACAGCCGGTAAGTCTAGCATGGAACAACTTAAAGCTACAGTTACACAAGCGTTCGCTCAAATTAGTAGGACGTTCAGCAGTTCGTGGTCTAGCATCCGAGCCTTAACGGTTAGCGGACTTGCTCAGATAGTAGCGGCTACTAGAAGTTCCCTATCCAATATGCTGAGTGCAGTAATGTCCGGCATGAATATGGTTAGGTCAGCGTTCCAGTCCGGTACAGCAAGTTCTGTAGC